GATGGCGTCGCGGACGTAGTCCACGTCGATGGACTCCGGGTCGTCGAGGCCCGCCGCCATGTCCTGGATGACGCCCTCCAGACCATCGAGGTCGCGGCCCAGGGTCCGCTCAACCTCGCGGCACTTCGCCCAGACCTCGTGCAGGGCGGCGACGGCCGCCCGCACCGTTGGCAGCAACTGCTCGGCTTGCTTCGTGCTGATCACGGCCACGCCCGCGTCGAGGAAGGTGAGCCACGCCTCGCGCGTCATCGGCTCGTGGGCCTGGACGCTGCCGGGCCGCTCGACGCGCCACAGGCGGGCGTCTTCTGGGTTGGCGCTCACCTTCGCGCGGCCCTTGGCGAGGCGGTTCGCCTCGCGGATCGTGAGAACCTGCTTCTTCATGGTCATCTCCTTGCGGCGGAATTGCCGGGCTGGGGGTCGCCCCGGCGGCGGCCCCTCGCCGGGCACCTCCTACCTGGCGGTGCGTTCGATCACGACGCCGCTGTCGATGAGGTTCCAGCCCCACGCATCGCCCCAGGACCGGGGCGGGTGGATGGTGCCGAGCACCTTGTCTGTGCCCGTCTGGCGGAGTGCCACCTTCCGGCCTGCCTGCGTCGCGTACCACGCAGGGGCGTCGGTGCGGCAGACGAGGCGGCGGGGCCTGGGGTTGACCACGCGGCACCACGGGATGTCGTCGCGCTGGGCGGTGCTGAAGTTGTTGTTGAAGAAGGCCGGGTCGGGGCCGTTACCCGACCAGTGGCAGGCGCAGCAGTAGCGCGGGAAGTCCGGCTCGAAAGTGATGCGGACGATGACCCACTCGTACCCGCCGCGGACGACCATGTCGCCCACCCGCAGGTCCTTGCCCATTACGTTCTCGGTCTTGCGTTTGGCCGTCTTCATTGTGCGTCTCCTTGTGCTGGTGCGGTTCGTGTTTCAGGCCTTGTACTCGCGGGCCAGGGAATCGAGGTCGCGTTTGAGGGCCACGAGGCCCTCGGTCCGGGCGCGGGCGACGGCGTTCTGGAACAGACTGGTGGACTGGCCGCCGAAGAACCGCTCGATGCCCCGCTCGACCTCGTCCTGGAGGTCGCGGAGGACGGCCTGCGGCGCGTGCTCCTTCAGGAGCGCGGCCACGTGCATCAGCCGCTCGTGGGGTTCCTGGGCCTTGGCCATCTCCTCGCCGTGCCAGGCGACGGCCTCGGCGGGGTTGGTCTGGACCGCCTCGAGGAGGTCCGCCTTGGCCTTCGTGTAGCGGCGCTCGAGGCGCTGCGCCAAGGCGAGGAGTTCCTCGCTCAGGGTCGTCTTCGTCGTCTGCTTCGCCATCGCAGGCTCCTTTCATGTCGGCCGCCTCGGCCGCCGGCAGGTCCGCGTGGGCAGGCCCGCGGGCGGGCGGGGCGAACCCCGCCCCGGCCTTCAATCGGCCAGCAGGTCGATGGTCCGCCGGTACGCGGCCACATCGCCGACGGTGCCGACGTACCCGTCGAGGTTCTGCTGAAGGTCGCGCGCGACGTTGTGGTTCTCGTTCTGGCCCCAGGCGTCGGCCAGGAGGCGGAAGGACTTCTTCACCAGGCACGTCTTGCCGCCCGCCGTCTCGATGGCCTTGACCAGCCGCTCGCCGGTGATGTGGATGCACCGGCCGTCCCGCGTCAGCGTCGCCGCCCCGTTCGGGCCCTCGATGTCGATTCGCGTCGTTCTCATGGTTTGTCCTCCTGTGCGTTGTCCGGGTTACCTGCTCGCCCGCTCCACGCGGACGTGGATGTCGTTGCCGTAGCGGCGGCCGGCGATCCGCCAGCCGCGCTCGCGGGCCTCTTCGACCGAGTCGGCGCTGAAGGCGAACCGGCCGACCTGCTCGTGGCTGATGGTGTCGGTCACGGTCGCCCGGTAAACGGTCGCCCCTTCGCGGTGGTCTTCGCGTCGCCTGTTCATCGCGTCCTCCTTCGCGTTTCGTGTTCGCCCCACCATGTAGATCAGGGCATGCTTTCGGCGAGGAATCAAGGTGAAATATGGACGAAAAGGCATAATTCCGCCGCCCGTATGTCTAGTAGCGGGCGCTAGTTACGGCGATGGGCCAAAATGAGGGGAGATTTCCGATGACCGATGACCAGGCAGCATTCGAAAACGCGCCGCCGCAGCGGGCCGGCCCGCCTGGCGGACGGGCAGGCATGAATCCGGCCGCCCTCACCTTGGCCGACGCGGCCAGGCTCCTGACCGCCGTCGGCGGCAAACTGGTGACGGCCGCCATGCTTCAGGCGGCCATCGACCGCGGCGCGCCGGCCCTGCCGGACGGCCGTGTGAACCTGGTGGCGCTGGCGGCGTGGCTGGAACGGGAACTGGCGGGCAGAACCCGCCCAATGGACGAGCAGGCATGAGCATCGACCTTCGGCAGATGCGCCCGGGGCAACTCGCGGGCCTTCTGAACTCGACGCCCCTGGGCGAGGTGACCGGCGAGGCCCGCGTGCGCCGCAACATCGTGAGGGCGGGCCTGCGGGTGGGCGACTCGACGCGCGTCAACGCCCTCGCCTACGCCGCATGGCTCATGTGCACCTGGTACGCGGCGGCCACCAACGTCCACGCCGCCAAGGGCCTGACGGGCTACGATGCCATGAAGGAGCAGGCCCGGGCGCGGAACGCCGCGCTGTCGGCGGCAGGCCGGGACATCGGCGACATCCCGCCCGTGACCGACCCGGCGCGGAAGGCCCGGGCCATGACGGACTTCCGGTTCTTCTGCGAGACGTACTTCCCCCACACGTTCTACCTGTCCTGGTCGCAGGACCACCTGAAGGCCGTTGCCCGCATCGAGGACGCCGTGCTGCGGGGCGGCCTCTACGCCTACGCCATGCCGCGCGGCAGCGGCAAGACGGTCCTGGCGGAGTCGGCCTGCATCTGGGCGATGCTCATCGGCGCCCGGGAATTCGTGGCCCTTATCGGCAGCGACGAATCGCACGCCGAGTCGATGCTCGACTCCATCAAGACGGAACTGGAGACCAACGAGCGGCTGCTCGAGGATTTCCCGGAGGTGGTCTACCCCATCCGGTGCCTGGAAGGCATCGCCAACCGGTGCGCGGGGCAAACGTGTCGCGGCGAGCGGACCTACATCAGTTGGACCGCGCGGGAGATCGTCCTTCCGACTATCGAGAGCAGCCCCGCCAGCGGGGCCATTATCCGCGTGGCCGGCATCACGGGCCGCATCCGGGGGATGAAGTTCAAGCGGTCCGACGGCCGTTCCATGCGGCCGTCGCTGGTGATCCTCGACGACCCGCAGACGGACGAGTCGGCCCGTAGCCCCTCGCAATGCGCGACGCGCGAGGCCATTCTGGCCGGGGCGATCCTGGGTCTGGCCGGACCGGGCCGCAAGATCGCAGGCGTCATGCCGTGCACCGTCATCCGGCCCGACGACGTGGCCGACCGCATCCTCAATCGCGACAAGCATCCCCAGTGGCAGGGCGAACGCACGAAGATGGTCTATGCGTTCCCCACGAACGAGAAGTTGTGGGCCCGCTATGCCCAGATTCGGGCCGAGGGGCTGCGCAACAATCGCGGCATCGCCGAGGCCACCGAGTTCTACCGGCAGCACCGCGTGGAGATGGACGCCGGGGCGCTGGTGGCCTGGCCGGAGCGGTGCAACGCCGACGAACTGTCGGCCATTCAGCACGCCATAAACCTGCGCCTCCAGGACGAGGCGGCGTTCTGGGCGGAATATCAGAACGAGCCGCTGCCTGCCGACGAGGGCGACAGTGAGATGCTTTCGGCTGAGGCGGTGGCCGCCAAGACCAACGGCATGCGCCGGGGCGAAATCCCTGTCGGCTGCAACCACGTCACCATGTTCATCGACGTGCAGAAGGAACTCCTCTTCTACCTGGTGGCGGCGTGGGAAGACGACTTCACGGGGTACGTGGCCGATTACGGGACCTGGCCTGACCAGAAACGGCCCTACTTTACGCTGCGCGATGCGCGGCTGACGCTGGCGTCGGCGGCCCGCAAGGCGGGCATCGAGGGGGCCATTTACGCGGGCCTCGGGGCGCTGACCGGCGATTACCTCGCCCGCGAGTGGCGCCGGGATGATGGTGCGGTTCTTCGCATCGAGCGGTGCCTGGTGGACGCCAACTGGGGCGAATCCACGGACGTGGTGTATCAGTTCTGCCGCCAGTCGGGCCACGCAGCGGTGCTGCTGCCGAGCCACGGAAAGTACGTCGGGGCCTCCAGCATTCCCTTCTCGGAGTACAAGCGCAAGGCCGGTGACCGCGTCGGCCATCACTGGCGCATCCCGAACGTCCACGGCCGCCGGGCCGTGCGACATGCCGTCATCGACACCAATTACTGGAAGTCGTTCGTGCACGCCCGCCTGGCTGTGCCGATGGGCGACAAGGGATGCCTGTCGCTCTTTGGCCGCTCGGCAGAGGCCCACCGGCTCCTGGCCGACCACCTCACGGCGGAGTATCGCGTGAAGACCGAGGGCCGGGGCCGCACGGTGGACGAGTGGAAGGCCCGCGTCGGCAAGGGCGACAACCACTGGCTGGACTGCCTCGTGGGCTGTGCCGTGGCGGCGTCGATTCAGGGGGCGGTCCTCTTCGCCACGGGCGGGGGCCAGGGGCCGCCTAAGAAACGGCTGAGACTGTCGGACCTTCAACGGAGCAAGTAGTGAACGACCTGCCGGCCGCGCAGAAGACGCAGGATTCAAAGGGCCTGGAGTGCCGCCAGTGCGGCTGCAGGCACTTCTTCGTCATCTACACGCGGCGTGCGGTCGGCGGAAGATTGCTTCGCCGGCGGGAGTGCCGGAACTGCGGGAAACGCATCACCACCTCGGAAAAGCCCATCCAGTGACGGCGTGGGCCGCCCCGATGTCTAGCTGTAGACATGATTTGAAGCCGCAGGGCGGCGCCGCCGTACACTTCGCCGAAACGCGGGTAGGTTTATCAGTAGGTGACCATGCCGGGCTTCTGCCTGGCCCGGTTGACGCCGAGGAATATACCCGTGGCCGACGAACTGGACGACGCAATCCGCACCAGCGCCGAGGGGCCGGCCGAGGCCCACGGCGATTCGGGCGGGATGAAGCAGCACCCGCTACCTGACCAGATCGCGGCCGACCGGTATCTCGCCTCCAAGAAGGCCACGAGGTCGAAGGGCCTGGGGGTTCGCCTCACGAAAGTGGTTCCGCCGGGAGCAGCGTGATGTTTGGTTGGCTCAAGCGCATCCGTGCATTCGCAAAGCCCACTGGCGGTGGGCTCCGGACGGCGGTGCGCTTTGTGCGCGGGCGGTACGATGCCGCGCAGACGACCGACGGCAACCGCAAGCACTGGGCAGGGGCCGATGGCCTGTCGGCCGACGCCGCAGCCAGCGCCGAGGTCCGTCGCATCCTGCGGAACCGGGCACGGTACGAGGTCGCCAACAACTCCTACGTTCGCGGCATCGTGCTGACCCTCGCCAACGATGTCGTCGGCACCGGGCCGCGGCTCCAGATGCTCACGCCGAGCGCCGAGGCCAACCGCGAGGTCGAGGGGGAGTTCATGCGCTGGGCCACGCGCGTGGGCCTGGCCGCAAAACTGCGGACCATGCGGATGGCCCGGGCGCAGGACGGCGAGGCGTTCGCGCTTCTCATCTCGAACGAGAACCTGCCGTTGCCAGTCACGTTGGACCTTCGGCTGATCGAGGCCGACCAGGTCGCCACGCCGGATTTCTCCCAGGCGGTCTTCGCCGACCCCCGCGCCGCCGATGGCATCACCTTCGACGCGTTCGGCAACCCCGTGGCGTACTACATCCTGAAGACGCATCCGGGGGCGAAGGCGTCCTTGGGCCTCGACTACGACCGCGTGCCGGCCGAGTCAGTGATTCACTGGTTCCGCGCTGACCGCCCCGGCCAGCACCGCGGCATCCCGGACTTGACGCCCGCGCTGCCGATCTTCGCGCAACTCCGGCGCTTCACGTCGGCCGTCTTGGAGGCCGCCGAGACGGCGGCCAACATCTCCGGCACGGTCGAGACGGACGCTCCGCCCAACGGCGAGGCTGAGCCCATCGACCCGATGGACACCATCGAACTCGAACGCAACATGCTCCTGACCCTGCCCGGCGGGTGGAAGATGAGCCAGGTCAAGCCCGAGCAGCCGGCGACGACCTACGTCGAGTTCGTCCGCGAAAAACTCAACGAGGCGGCCCGGTGCCTGAACATGCCGCGCAACATCGCCTTGTGCGATTCGTCGGCCTACAACTATGCCAGCGGACGCCTCGACCACCAGACGTATTTCAAGTCCATCCGCGTGGAACAGGCCCACCTTGAAGACGTCGTGCTCGACCGCATTCTCGACGCCTGGCTGCGTGAGGCGGTGCGGGTGCCAGGCCTTCTGCCGGCGTCGGCACGGGCGCTCCTCGATTACCCGCACCAGTGGTTCTGGGATGGGATGGAGCACGTGGACCCCGCCAAGGAAGCCAACGCCCAGGCGACGCGCCTCGCAAGCCACACAACCACGTTGGCCAGTGAGTACGCAAAGGAAGGCAAGGACTGGGAGACGGAACTCCGGCAGCGGGCGAAGGAAGTGGCGCTGATGAAAGAACTCGGCCTCTCGGTGGCCGAGGCCCAGCCGAAACCCGCCCAGCCGCAGGCAGAAGAGGAAACGGACCGTGAAGACGAGCGAAGGGCCGCGTGAACTCCGGTTCATCGCGGCCATCAACATGGAGGCGGCGGCCCCTGCGGCAGCTGGTGATGCCCAGGCCGCGCGGCCGCGACGATTCCACATGGACGCTTACACCGGCGGCGCCCTGGCGATTGCGGGCTGGCGGTTCCCCGTCGTGGTGGACCTGAACGGCCTCACCGTGCGCGGCGGCGCGAAGGTGTACCTGGATCACGACCGGGCCGCGCGCGTGGGGCACATCGACGGCATCCAGGTCGAACACGGGGGCCTGCGTGTGTCGGGCGTGATCTCGTCCACCACTCAGGCCGCCCGCGAGGTCGTGGCCGATGCCGACAACGGGTACCCGTGGCAGGCGTCGATTGGCGCATCCGTGCGCGAGGTCGAGTTCGTGGGCGAGGGAAAGACGGTGACCGTAAACGGGCGCGAGTTCGCCGGGCCGGTAAACGTGGCGCGGCGGGCGGCGCTTCAGGAAGTGAGTTTCGTGGGCAACGGCGCGGACGATGCGACGTCCGCCAGCATCGCGGCGGGAACCGCCGGGGAGAAGGAAATCATGGACGGCAGCGACAAGACCAAGACTGTGGACGGCGGTGTGGCTGGCGGCGCGGCTGCGGCGGGCGAGGGCGGGAGGGAGCCGGTGGTCCAGGCCCAGGCCCCGGCAGGCGCAGCGGTGAACGCTGGCGCCGCAGCCGATGGCGCGATCGCCGCCGATCCGGTGGCCGACATGCGCGCCAAGGCGGCCGCCGAACAGGAACGGATCACCGCCGTCGAGAAGGTATGCGGCGACAAACACGCCGGGATCGCCGCCAAGGCCATCACGGAAGGCTGGGACGTCACGCGCACGGAACTGGAAGTCCTCCGCGCCGACCGGCCCAAGGCCCCCGCGGCCCACGTGCCCGACAACACCATGTACGGCACCGTGCTCGAGGCCGCGTGCGTCCTGACGGCGAAGTTGACCGGCGCCGAGAAGCAGTACGAGGAGAAGACGCTCGACGCGGCCGCGAAGCGGTTCCGCGGCGGCATCGGGCTCCAGGAACTGCTCCTCGAAGCCGCCTGGGCCAACGGCTACGCCGGCCGCAATTTCCGCGACTCGCGCGAGGTCCTGCGGTTCGCGTTCGGGAAGGATATCCAGGCGGGCTTCAGCACTGTGGACATCGGCGGCATCCTCTCGAACGTCGCCAACAAGTTCCTCCTCGACGGGTTCTTCAGCGTCGAGCGCACCTGGCGGAACATCTGCGCGGTCCGGAACGTCGGCGACTTTAAGACCGTGACCTCGTACCGGCTGATCGGTGCCGACCAGTATCAGCCGGTCGCGCCGGGCGGGGAACTCAAGCACGGGACCCTCGGCGAGGAGCAGTACACGAACAAGGCCGACACGTTCGGTCTGCTCCTCTCCATCGACCGGCGGGACATGATCAACGACGACCTCGGGGCCATCACGCTCGTGCCCCGCAAACTCGGCCGTGGCTCGGGCCTGAAGATCAACGACGTGTTCTGGACCATTTTCCTGGCCAACTCCGCGTTCTTCACCAGCGGCAACAAGAACTACCTCACGGGCGCCGACACGGCCCTGACCATCGACGGCCTGACGAAGGCCGAGGTCGCGTTCCTGGAACAGGTGGACGGGGACGGGAAGCCCATCGGCATCATGCCGGCCATCCTCCTGGTGCCCACGGCCCTGTCGGCGATGGGGACGCAACTCTTCAAGTCCCTGGAGATCCGCGACACGACCTCCAGCACCAAGTACCCCGTCGCCAACCCGCACCAGGGGAAGTTCCGGGCCGAGGTCAGCCGGTACCTCGCGAACACGAAGTACACGGGCGCGAGCGCGAAGGCGTGGTACTTGCTGGCCGACCCGGCGGACCTGCCGGTCATCGAGGTCGCGTTCCTCAACGGCCAGGAGTCGCCCACCATTGAGACGGCGGAGGCCGACTTCAACGTCCTCGGCATCCAGATGCGCGGCTACCACGACTTCGGCGTCGCGCTTCAGGACCCCAGGGGCGGGCTCAAGAGCAAGGGCGAGGCGTAGCGGCGGGTGACGGAGTGACGAAGTGACGGAGTAACGGCGAAACGACGCATCGACAACATTTAGGCGCTGGGCTTGCCCGGCGAGTCCAAGGAGAATCGCATGGCAACGGCAACTTTTGTACAGGCAGGCGAGGCGGTTGACTACACGCCCGGTGCCGACGTGGCGGCGGGGGACGTGGTGGTCCAGGGGGACCTCGTGGGCGTGGCCCCGCGGCCCATCGCGGCCAACGCGCTCGGGGCGCTCGCCGTGGGCGGCGTCTTCGAGTTCCCGAAGGCCACGGGGACCGGCAAGGCGATTGCCGCCGGCAAGAAGGTCTACTGGGACGCCGCGAACAAGCAGGCGACCGAGACCTCCAGCGGCAACACGTTCCTCGGCAAGACCGTCGCTGCGGTCGGTGACAGCGACGCGACCGTGCGGGTCCGCCTCAGCCAGTAATCCGCCTTCGCGGCTGGCGCCGCTACGGCGGACAAGGGAGCACTGACCGTGGCCGACCTCCTCCAACAGGGCGCGGCGTGGCTTGAAG